AGGATTTTAGAGATGTGGAGAGATGTGGCGCAAAAACACGGGCCGGGACACCATGCAAAACGTGGGGAAGAGCCAATGGTAGATGCAATCTACACAGTGGCAAGCCGCCCAAAGGGGCAAAGAACGCCCTAAAGTTCGGCATCTATTCCCAGGGCATAAAAGCATCCGAAGAGGACCTGTGGACTCAAATCGAAGTCGGCACCCTGGACGATGAAATCAAGATCATGAAAATCCAGCTTGCCAGGGCGGTCAAGGCACAGCGGGAATTTGAGGAAGAGATTGAAAAGACAGGATCAGATAAGGGAAAAACCGGGTTTGAATTATCCGAAATAAAGGCTTCTGACTTTGGCGGCATAAAACGGAAAGAGGTTGTCAAGAAACGTCCGGACTTCCGAAAGATCATATACACTTTGTCCGGACGGATCGGGAAACTTGAGGCAACCAGGGACCAAATGAAGAAGGGGCAGACGGGGATAGGCGACGAAACCCCAACTCCGATAAAGGTAGAAATTATGGTGGAAGATGGCCGCGCCGTTAAAGATAAAAGTTAAGGCTATTATCCCACAGGCCAAATTCCTCGCTATGCCTCAGAAGTTTAGGGGGTTTGTCGGCGGTTATGGATCCTCAAAAACCTATACCGGCTGCATGGCGATATGCTCCCACTTTTGGGAATGGCCGGGAATTGATCAAGGGTACTTCGCGCCCACATATGCGCATATCAGGGACATCTTTTATCCGACAATAGAAGAAGTCTCCGAGAACATGGGACTATCGGTATCCATCAAGGAATCAAACAAGGAAGTCCATTTTTATTCAGGATGCGCATCAAGAGGAACAATCATATGCCGGTCCCTTGATAGGCCGGAATCCATAATCGGCTTCAAGATCGGCCACGCCATGATTGATGAATTGGATGTGTTGCCAATCCATAAGGCACGAAATGCCTGGCGTAAGATTATGGCAAGGATGAGGTTCAAGATCGATGGCCTAAAGAATGGCATTGATGTAGCGACTACACCGGAAGGTTTCAAATATGTATATCAGCTATTCTCTAAAAATCCCAACGAAAACCCTGCATTAAGAAAAAACTATGGTTTAGTCCAGGCCAGCACCTATGACAATGAAAAGAACCTCCCAGAAGATTATATACCGTCACTGATCGAGGCGTACCCGAGCGAATTGATAGACGCCTACATAAACGGGCAATTCACCAATCTGACATCAGGGACCGTATACCGGGTTTATGATAGGACAAAACACAATAGCACTGAGACGATTCAAGAAAGAGAGCCGCTTTATATCGGCATGGACTTCAATGTCCAGCACATGGCAGCGACCATCTACGTTAAACGGGGCGAGGCCTGGCATGCAGTAGCGGAGTTGAAAGAGGTGTTTGATACTCCGGATATAATCAAAATCATCCAAAACAAATGGCAATCAAATAACCACTCTATCACCATTTATCCTGATGCCACGGGAAATAGAAGAAAGTCTGTAAACGCTAATGAGTCTGACTTTGTGCTTTTGAAACAGGCAAAGTTTTTGGTGAAAAGCCGCTCAATGTACGCTGTAAAGGGTAGGGTACTTGCAACAAATAAGGCGTTTGAGGACGGTAAGCTGTTTGTGAACTTTTTAGAGTGTCCAACAGTTGCGTCATGTCTTGAGCAACAGAGTTATGATAAAAACGGGGAGCCTGATAAAACAACCGGATTCGACCACCAAAACGATGCCAGTACTTACCCAATTGCATACGAAATGCCAATCAAATCACGCAGAGCAACAGCATTCAACCCAATGGGATAAAACAAAACATGACCGACACATCAGACATAGTGCTTGACTCAAAACACCCTGATTTCGAAAACCAGGAAGAAAAATATGAACTGTGGCGGGATCTCTATGAGGGCGGGGACGATATGGAGAAAAAGTCCCAGAGCGCCCTTGTCAGTATTGACACCACGAATACCAAGCGGATTAATACCTACCTCCCTCAACATCCTTATGAGTCTGAAGCTCAATACAAGATCCGGAAGGACCGGGCCACATATCGCAATTTTGCAAAGCCGGTGACGGGCGTTTTCCTTTCAGCCGTATGGCGTAAGGCCCCTAAAAGAGACCCGTTTCCCGATATCCTAAAAGAGTACGTTGAAAATGTAGACCTGCAGGGCCATAGCGCTGACGAATTTTTCAAAGAGCAAGACAAACAATCTGCGGCAAGGGGGATCCGGTTTGTCCTTGTAGATTCAACAAAAGCTCCAAAGGAAACGGAAATCAAAACCGAAGCGGACGCCCGGGCTGCGGGCTTGAGGCCCTATTTTGTTTACGTGGATGTCTTAGATCTCATTGATTGGGGCTTTGAGCGCAACCGGGACACGGGCGCGAATGAGTTGTCTTACATTACCATCAAGGAGACGGCGCGTGTGTCTCCTGGACCATTTCAGCAACACCAGGCAGTTGCAAGATACAAGATCTGGACCCGTACAGGATGGGAAGTATGGGAAGAAGAGGAATCAAGGGCGACTGATAAGAAAAAAGCAACCACAGAACCAAAGTTAATTGAAACCGGTAATCATCCCTTAAAAGTAGTCCCGATTGTCCCCATTCCGTACAGTGAGAAAAAGGAGATGGTGGGGGAATCTTGTTTCGCAGAAGTTTCTTCGCTCATGAAACGGATCTTTTGCCGGGATTCTGAGCTTGATAAGAGTTTGTTTGATGCGGCGGTCCCGTTGCTTGTAACTATCGGGATAACTCAAGAAGACATAGACAATTTTGTTCGTTCGTCATCCGGTGGTTTGAATATTGCAGATGGCGGTGATGGTGCAGACGCCAAATATGTTGAGCCCTCCGGGGATGCATTCGGCGCAACACGTCAGGCCATTCTTGACGATGAGCGGTCCATCAGGGAGATCGTTCTAAGGATTATGAGGCCTGATAGTAAAATGGCCGAGAGTGCCGAGGCAAAACGTCTTGATCGTCAACAGCTTGACAATCAACTTTCTAATTTTGCCCAGAACTGTGAGCGGGCGGAGACAAAATGCTGGGATCTGGCTTTGAAATGGCTGAACACGACGGCGGATATTGAGATAAAGTACAATGAGGATTTCGATATCGAGGCAATGAGTGCCGAAGTGGTCAAGGTGTTCCAGGAGCTGCGGGTTTCCAATGATATCAGCCGGGATACTTTATGGAAGGTCTTGCAACAGTCCGAGCGGATGCCGCCTGGGTTTGATCCGGAAAAGGAAGTGGAACAGATCGAAGAGGATAGGACTCGGGATCAGCGGAATAATTCTGTCTTGCAGGGGCTTACGGGGAAGTTTTTAACACCATAAGTCATTTATTTTTATCGTTTCGCGCTGTAGAATATTGGGGGGGGGTTGAAGATTAGTCTTTGGAAGGCTTTGATTTAAATGCTCAGTAAAATAACAGTTGGAGATATCGAAGTAAGAATAACCGATCCTTATCCATGTTGGGTTTATATGGATCAAGGTAAATCAACCGTATCGTTTCGACATGATGATATCCAAATAATTATCGACATCTTATCGCTTATGAAAAGAAAGGCAAGGAACATGCTGCAAGACGATGGCAAGAAGGATGAGGTTTAGGGTTTAGGGGCTATCTACTTCACTCAAGTGACCACAACATATAGTGGTTTGGATATTGTAAAGATGATTGAATCGGCAGGGCTTTTTCCCGTCCGCTGGAGTGATTGGTTATAAAATTTAATTTAAAGGAGTTTAGTTATGAAGAAAGTAAAATGTGTACTTAAAAAAGATCTTATTATCCCTGCCGGTACAGAACTTATTGACGCTCCATCAAATATTGCCTTTCACAGTGACCATAAAGAGGCACTTGTTGGATTTGGGGTAAATCATTGTGCATCAATGTATTTTGACATTGATTTGATAAAAGAACATCCAGATCAGTTTATCCTGGACTCTTGTGAGGATCAATAGACTTTGGGTATGTCCTTTCTTCTTGAATTGTCCCATCCATCTTTTTGATTTTTACAGAGGCATCTGTGACAATGTTTTTCAACTGCTTTGTTACCTCTTGTTTATTTTGTCCAACAAAAACTTTGGTTGCCTTAATGAGAGGGTTTGGGTTAGTCCCGAAATGCAGGCTTTCACCCTAACCCATTGCCCAGTGGGGACCGTCCGGATACTTTTGGTGTGATGAGCGAATATGCCTAATCTCAAAACGCAAGCAGCAAAAGAGCTAACCGAAGAAGAAACCAAGCGCCTTATCCAGCTCGTAGAGAAAACAAGGTGGAACTACAGGTTAGGTCAATATGAGGACGCGGCTTTAAAGGAAATTCTCAAAAGCGTAAACCGGGCAAGGCGGGAAATTGCAGCGAAACTCAGTCAAATCGATCCTAAATTCAAATTCACAAAAGACCGCCTTGAGGCCCTGGCCGAAGAGTTGCAGAGCATGACCGTGGCTACTCAGGCAGAGATCACCGGAGATATCACAGCGGTTGCTATTGATGCCGGCGCCGCCTCTTATACCAAACATAACGCTATTCTTAGTATCGATGGCCGGGTCCCGGGTTTCAATGCTGTATCCGTATCAGCTTCACAACTGCATTCGATGGTTTCCGGGACTCCGATAGGTGGGCATCTCCTGAATGATTGGGTTGAACGTTCTTTCTCAAATAGATTGCAGACTCAATTCAAATCTCAGATCATGACCGGGATGTTGAAGGGGGAAGGATACCCGCGGCTGGTCAAGCGTTTTCAGGCAGGCGCCTTTCAGCAGATCGAGGGGGATATAACCACATTAACACGATCGTACGTGCAATCTATTAATGTCAGAGCCATGCAGGATGTCGCGGAAGCCAATAAGGACATGATCAAGGGATGGAAATGGAGTTCAGGTACAGAAAACGGGAGTTTCAAGACAGGCCGGGGGATATGTGTCAGGTGCCTTTCCCTGGATAGTCGTGATCAGGTGTACCCTTTGAATGGTGGGCCGACAATGCCTTTACATCCCAATTGTTTGGTTGGTGAAACGCCCGTCTTTGCCCCTGATAAGAGGTCCGCATTTGTCGCCACCTACGATGGCCCTGTAATTGAGATTGGATTGACCGATGGCCGTAGGCTTACCGTCGCCTCGAATCACATGTTCTTGACGCCCCAGGGCTTCATTAGCGCCAAGCTCATGAGACAGGGTGACAAGGTATTCGATAGCACCCTCGCTAAGAGGATAATCGGAAGAAACCCAAATGATCACGACAGCCCATTCATGATCAAGAATGTAGTCCGTTCGTTTTCTGAATCTTTTGGCATGACTACCAAAAGCGTGCCAAGCTCCCCCGAATATCTCCACAGCGATGGGGGGTTCTGTGATGGCAATATCGATATTATAACGCCCGATGGCTTTCTGAGGGATAATGTCAACCCCTCGTTCAATGAGTTTATTCGCCAGTTTGAATTCGATAGGGGAGACGTTAGACGGACTGAATTCTCTGCTCTTTGCAATTTTACATCTTTGCTCTTCAGTATGAGGGACGCCACGGACGGCGGTATGGGCAGCCGACGTGTTTCTCCTATTTTCCTCAGGCGTTCTGGCATCCATCATAAGACGGTTGGCAGTGGTGATGTCCCTAATGGCAACACCGGATTCAATAAGTCTCTTGCGAACAACATTGCGCGAGATGTTGAAATCTTTAGATATGGTATTTTCGGACTCACCGGAAATATACCTATTGCATATCTCTTCAATAGGGAGGTTCAATGTGAGTTGATTGGGCGCAATTCCATTCTTCCTCAAGGTTTTATTGATGAAAGATTTGGAACAACCGATA